TGGAACCCGAAATTGGGCTGCCCTTATTGCGGGGCTGGGATTTTGGCCTCACGCCTGCTTGTGTCATCGCACAGCTACAGGGAGATCAGCTGGTTGTGTTGCAAGAATATGTCGAAGTTAACATGGGAGCAAAGCGTTTTGCTGAGCGTGTTCTTAAAGACCTCGCACTTAAATACCCCGAGTGGGGAAATATGCGCCGAGACTGGCTCGACTACGCCGACCCCAGTGGAAGTGCCCGTAAAGACACTGACGAAGGAACCTGTTTCGGAGTCCTTACCGCCCTCGGACTTAAAATTAACCCTGGCGTTATTGCTTTTGAGGCTCGCAAATCTTCTGTCGAGCATTTCCTCATATCTGCGACGAAAGGCGTTCCGAATTTCCAAATCGACCTCTCAACGTGCCCCGTCCTTGTACGAGGCTTCAAGGGCGGATATCGCTTTCCTGAGACTGCTGAAGAAATAGAACCCACTAAACTGCGCCCAATCAAAGACGAGCATTCTCATCCTCATGACGCCCTTCAGATGATAACCTGCAGACTTGTTCAAATGAGATCAACTAAACGCGTGCGCGGGCCAGATCCCATGTACAGCTTTAACATGGCCCAAGGAGGGTCTAAATAATGACCAATTTAGCAGAGGGTCTGAACCCCAAAGATGCCGAAGTAGTTACATGTCTATATAACTACAAAACAGAAGCTGACAGCGCTCGTCGAGATCGCATCAATCAAAACACCATGAATAGCGATACTTATTTACTGAAGCAAGACTGGAGCCATAAGTCTCAGGGTCAAAGTAAAGAGTTTCTAGCTAAACAATCTATGGCCGTTGAGCAAATTGTCAGTTTCGCCCAGCAAGGTCTTATTGACCTGGGTGAGTGGTTTTCAGTAGACGAGCAACCGGGCGTAGAAAATCCCGCCATTACCGCACAAGATATCGAACGTATCATGGGAAGCCAGTTACAAAAAGCCGACTTCTATACGGGCCTCGGTGACGGCCTGAAAAATGGGCTTCTGAACTCTCTGATGATCGCTAAAGTGCATGGACGCTGGGTAAATAAATCCACCTACACTGCTAGAGACGTTGTTGAGTCTAAAGGCGAAGATTTCGCCAAAGTAAAAAAGCTTTTTCGGCACACAGATAAAGTCTGGCAACTAGCGATCAATATAATTCCATTCAAAGACTATTACATTGATCCGACCGGGCGTGGCCTTTACGAAATGCATGAATTCGACATCGATCTGCACGAACTTAAAGCTCAGGTTAAATCCCGCTCCAATCCACTCGGAATTTACGATAAAAAAGTAGTCGATCAGATTCACGGTGACATGCGAGCACTTGAAGAAGATGCCCGCAAAGCTCGTGCTAATGGCCAAGTTATGGCTGAAAGCGGATACAGGAAACAAGTCCGCATTCGCGAGTGCTGGGGAACGATTCTGAGCGCCGAAGGTGAAGTTTTACATGAAAATGTCGTATGTGCCGTTGTGAATGATCGTTACTTAGTACGTGCGCCGCAAAAAAATCCCTTCTGGCATAACACCTCACCTTTCGTAGTCGCTCCTATCGTACGCGTACCTGATTCAGTCGTTCACAAAGCCCTAATGGATGCTCCTACGATGTATAACAAGGCTTTAAACGAACTTTTTAATCTAAACCTCGACTGTGGCATGATGGCGGCTCACGGTATTAAGCAGCTCCGGGTCGATTGGCTCGAAGACGCTAGTCAGGTCGCCAATGGAGTCTATCCCGGCCAAACTCTAGACGTAGGTACTAACTGCCCACCAGGACAAAAAGTTCTAGAGCGTGTAGACACAGCTTCGATGAGCCAAGAATCGCTCGCGATGCTCAATATCACAGACAAAGAGTTCCAAGTCTCCGCCCTCACCAACGATCTGCGTATGGGAGTGCTTCCTGGACGTCAAGTCAAAGCAACTGAAGTCGTTGAATCGAGCCAAAGCATTACTGGAATGTTAAATGGTATTGCAAAATCGATCGAAAATGACTTCATAGTTAAAGTGCTCGAAAAATCGTGGCAAGTCTCTTGCCAGCATTATGAAGATTTCGATGCCCCTGAAATGATGAAATTACTCGGGAAAGACCGGGCTCTGGCCATAAAAGCTCTATCCCGCCCTGAACGTTTCGCCGAAACTGTTGGCTCCTATGCCTTCCGCGTCTACGGCATCACCGGCACACTCAACAAATCCAAAGACTTTCGTCGTATTACCACTTTCCTTCAGACCATAGCAGGCTCCGAAGTCCTCGTAGAAGAGTTCGCAAAAGAATACAGTTTTGGTAAACTGTTAACAGAGATTATGAAAGCACTCGGTATAGAAGAGGGTAAGTTGAAATTGAGCCAACCGGAAAAAACCGTTAATGCGGTGCAAAAGAGCATGCTCCAAGCTGCAGCTCCCGCCGGTCAACCGCCAGGTCAACCTGTTGCAGGTGCCGGAGGACCAGGAGCGCCCCCAAATCGAATGTCTCAAGTTCCGAGCGCAAGCTCTACGAACGCCGGTCCTGTTCCAGGCACCGTATTTGCTCATGGCAGAGCCAACCCTAGCCCCAATCCGAGTGGACAATGAACGAAATAGAAACTCTTTTATCCCGAGTAAACATAGGCAACATGGGGCAACTCGTAATGAGTCACATGCAGCCCATATTCGATCTGCTCCGCGAGCAGAATTTAGCTGAATTGAAGTCAGACTACAGAGCTGGTAAGTTCGATGCAGTTAGAGTTCAATCTAAAATAGCAGCTCTGTGCGTTTTAGACGATATAGAGACGAAATTAACGAGACAAGTAGCGACAGGTCAAAAAGCTATCGCTACACAACATACTAAGGAGTTATAAATGTCGAGACAGACGCCACGTAATAATCAACGAGCTTTTAAAAACCCAGAATCTAGTTTTGCACCCGAAGTTGACCCCGTAGAACCCACCCCCGAGGTGGAGACTGAGCCGGAAGCCCTAGAAGCTGCCGAACTGGACATCTTTACAGAAGTACTAGGGTCAGCGCCTGAGGACGAAAGTCCGGCGGCAGCTCCCGAACCGGGGGCCGTTGACCCTGTTGTGTCTCCAGCGGAGCCAGCGGTCCCTGAAGTCTCGCCTGCAGCTAAAACCTTCCGCGTAGGTTCGCATACCTTCAACTCCCAAGAAGAAGCTGATGCTTACGTAATTCGCCTAGAAAGTGAAGCCGCTTATAGACAAGGGTTGATCGATTCTACTGTAGTGCCCGCAGCAATCGAACCTGAAATCAATCCCGCCGACATCCTATTCGAAGATCCGACAAAAGCCTTCGAACTATTCGAGAAAAAGCTCCGCTCACAATGGGACGCCGAAAAACTCGCAGCTACACGAGTCACCGAAAACGCAAACGCTATTCGTAACACCTGGGATAGTTTTTACGCCAAGCACCCAGATCTGGCCGAGCACAAAGAGCTAGTCGACATGGTTGCTAATCTTCCAAGCACTCGCGAAACTTTCGGTAAACTCACTATCGATAAAGCGTTGCCAGAACTGGGCAAAGCAACTCGAGTCTACATGGCAAAGTTGCGTGGAAAATCTAATGGGGGAGAACAACTCCAGTCCGATCCAGCGGTAACCTCTGGAACCGGTGGAGTTAAAATCCCCGTAACCAAAACCCCGACTCCGGTTACGAATTTCGTATCCGAAGTTAGGCAGATGAAACGAAAGTAAAAATACTTTCGAAACTAAGAAAGGAATCTAAACAATGGGTGCATCTTTTAGCTGGACGTTTGACCAGCCAACGGGCGTGTATAAAAACCATGCCATGAGTTCAGCTCTTCGTAAGCAGGCGCTTGCAGAGGCTAAGTTCATGCAGTTCGTAAAACCGGAGGCCGGTTACGGCAAGAAAAAGGGCGAATCGATCACGATCACTCGTATCGCAAAGCTTTCAGAACCTACCTCGGGCCGACTCAGTGAACAGCAAAAGATCGGTGAAGACACTCTCACCATCAGCACTGTCGCTATCACGGTAACTGAATGGGGCCGTTCTGTTCCTTACAACAGCCTTACTGAAGATCTCGGTTCGATCAACGTCGAATCCGTAGTACAGCAGGCTCTTCGCGACCAGATGAAGCTTGTCATGGATTCGGCTGCAGCTGCCGCATTCAAGACTTGCCAAATTAAAGCTAACAGCACGTCGGCAACTGCTCTCACATTCGCAACGGCAGCTGTATTTAACGCTGCTTCGTCTTCGAACTTGAAAGTAGCTCACCTAGAACTGATTCGCGACTACATGTTCTCGACTCTGCACGTACCTGCGTACGAAGCTGACGACTACATGTGTCTCATCAGCACTAAAGCAAAACGTGGCGTTATTAGCGATCCGGATTGGGAAAACTGGCACCAATACACTGATCCAACTGCCAAGTATAATGGCGAAATTGGTCGTCTAGAAAACATCCGTTTCATCGAAGTTAACAATGCTAACGCATTGTCTAGCTCACGTAACGGCGGCACTGTCGGTGAGGCTATCTTCTTCGGTGCTGATGGCGTAGCTATGGCGGTCGTACAAGATCCAGAACTTCGCGCGGCTATTCCAGGAGACTTCGGTCGTGCTAAGGCTGTCGCCTGGTACGGCATCCTAGAATTCGGCATCATCTGGGATACTGCTAACGATGGCGAAGCTCGTGTTATTCACTTCGGCTCCCTCACTTAATTGTAGAGAGAAAGGAAAATAAAATGTCATATCTTAAAAAAGGCCATATGTTTCATCCAAGAGCTGCGGCTAGTAAAACGTCTACGGTAGACTTGTCTGCTGTAGCCGTTGCAGACGTTTCGCATATCTGTGTAGACAGCTGCGAAGTCAGCCGCATCCAAGTCCTAGTTACGGTAGCCCCAACGGTAACTGCTCCCGTAGTGACGTTCCGTAAACGTCCTACTGTAGGCAGCGCGACAGGCCAGTCGTCACTCGGAACGATCACCATTCCAGTCGGTACGGCCATCGGTACGGTCGTATACAAGGACATCTCACCATCGCAGTTTCAGCCTGGCGATGAGTTGCTCCCTGACGTGACCACCGCAGCTACTGTTGGCTCTGGCATTCCTTCATTCGTGGCGCATGAGCGTCCTGAATACAAGGCTAACCAGACCCATTTACTCGCTTCTGCTTAATTACCAAGAGTGTGGGTCATATGGCCCACACTCAATTTTTAGGAGACACTATGTCCAATAACACAAACTTTGATCTCAGATCACATATACGCGACCCAAAGTCGGGTAAAATCCTGGAAGAGCAACATTACGCTGCCCACGTTAGCTCCGAAGGTACAGTCTATGAACGTCCCATCGGTAGTGGTATGATGTATTTACTGAGCGGAGAACCCACTGCAGAAACGCTCAAAAAGATATCTAGAGAAGAAGCTAATCAAAAATTAGCGGCGCTACAAAAAGTCGAAACAAAATCTGCCCTTAAACAAGAGGTCAAATAATTATGAGCCGCCGTTTTATCGAACACCTGCACATGGGATATGAACAGACCGGTAAAGCGGCGGCCTTATCTGCGGCAGCTGGTAAATACCTAATGCTATTCTCAGCCCACGCACATAATCGCACCGGAGCCACCATAGATATGGGGCTACTAAAAAAATTCAACTCTTCTTATTACAGTCTAGGCTTACTGGTCGCTGCAAACACACCAGATTTTACCGCCGTTTCGGACATTGAAAACGCCACTAGCACCAGTCTTTTTACTACGACAAACAATTCCGGTTTTCTGGTTCAGGCACAAAAGACTTTCGGTTTTATAGGCCTCAATGTAACTCAAGCTCAAACGGGCGCTCCAGTCTACACTTATGAATACTACAACGGTGCGAGCTACACCACACTCACAACTATAGCTGTTCCTAACTACGCTTCGACTGGAGAGAAGTTAATTGTATTTGCCGCCCCTCGTGACTGGGCTGTAGGCACCACTGCAACTGTAGGTGGCGTATCTAATATGTATTCGATTCGAGTATTAGCCACTACAGCACCGGGCCAAGATGTTATAGCTAACTCCCTCAATGTATGTCAGTTTTTGCACTATCAAGAAGGCATGAGTGACAATTCAACACTCAGCCTTAACTTTCCCTACACGTATCCAATGTTTTTGGAATCTGGAGAAGGTCTTATGCCCTACTTCAGCACAGCCTCAGCCAACAACACTGTCACTAGTTTGTACATGAACGCCGACTAAGGAGTCTGAATGTCGAATATGACTACGACTGCCGATTTGTTAGACGACGCTCTTACTAAAATTGGCGAAAAAATCGACGGCACGTCTGATTACGAATCTGACGCCCTTACGTACATGAATACGTTTTATAAGTCGATCTTAGCAGGTGGAAATGAGTTCAACGTCGAACTCGGTGAACAATGGGTGTGGGCGAAGGCTGCGAATCCCGGAGTCCTGACCTTACGCTCCGCCTACACTACGGGGACCGTTTCACTGACCCAGGAAAGCGTATCGGGAGCATTCTCTGTCGCTCCTGCCAGCAGTCAAGTCGGTAAAATGCTAAAAATAACTGATCGTTCAGATGTTTTTAGAGTTACAGCACATGTCGCCGGAGCCACCGCATTCACCTTAGACGATATTTACACAGATCTCACTTCGACCGCCCTTAAGTTCAAACTATACACCCTAGACTACGCCTTAGTGGCAGACGCCATTCGACAGATCGGGCCACTCACCTGTTATCGACAGCAATCTAACGTCGATGATGAAGGTAAAATATACGGACAAGATCTCGCCAGCTTTAATCGTCAATTCCCATTGCACCGACTCGAAGAAGGAATCCC